CGGACCTTTGCGTTTTGGTGGGGGGCCTCCCCTGGTTAGGGGCCTAGGATTTTAGTCTAGGTACGTGCCAATGGCACGAAAAGCCCACCGCTTCTACATAACCTCCAATCCTCCTGACGTTGTTGAACGTGATCACCTCTTCCTCACACCGTGGGTTTTTAAGCCACATGGCGAAGCGAAGATGACCGAAGCGTTCGTACCTGTTACGGTACTGGAACCGCCGGTAGTGAAACCGGTATGTTCCATGGGTGTCAACACTCACCTCAGAAAACACGAGGTCGTAGTGTCTCGACCACCTCTCGAGATCGAACGATATCTTGAGGCCAGCGTCATCGGGATAGTCCCCCGGAACTAGTTTCACTTCTAGTTTATGGGAGGCAAACAACTGGGCGAAAACCCGCCAAAGCTCCTTGTCATAGACATATGTCATCTCTCCGAAGTACGAAAAGTACCTCTTTAAAAGAGAGTTCCACATGACGTACAACCAGGACTCTAACGAGCTCAGCTTGGTTGAGGAGGGCGCCCTCACACAGTAAGGGCGAACGTTGTATCCTGCGTAGTAATCACCACCACAGGACTCTCTGAACCTCGTGGCTTCAATATGGGATTTCTCCCGATTACAAATGAAGCCAACCGATTCCATGACGGCGATATATGTCTCCGCCATGAAGGTAGGCACGATGCAGTCGTCCCCGAAAACAGACACACTCTTTAAATCTGCCCATTCAGGGTAGAGGGAGTATGTCTCTTGTTTAAGGGTCATCAGCACTGCGTGCCCGAAGGTCCAAAAGACGAGGGTCTCCAATGGGAAGGTTACTGCATTCCCCATGGTCGAAAACATGTTCAACTCAATGGTGTCGCCATCTAGCGACATCACTGGGCATCGCACTAAGTCGACCCAATCGAACCACTTTGGAGGTAATTGCCACCTAAGCAGACCGATCGACACACAGTCAGATGCACTAGACCAGTCAATCGTGGCGTCATTGCCAGTAATCGACGATCGATGTGCTAACTGCCTATGGAGGTCGGGAAGACGCTCGACATCAAGGCCAACAGCCTTCATCCGCTTATACATTAGAACCATGAGACCCTGTTGGAAGAACATATTCCATGTGGGCTCCACAGCAATCATGCGGCGGATTGAGCTATTTTTCTCGACTGTAGAAGCGCGAGATCCACTGACGATCTTATACCTCGGACCTGTAAGGTTCTGGCCATTTAAATCTTCGATGGCGTCGCACAATTGTTTATCGTACGATAGGTACCGGTCGACTAGTGGTTTAACCCTAGCTGTTCCCGTTATGGGGAATCGGAACTTCTGCTCCCATGAAGTGTCTGAAAAAGACACACCAAGGGTGCTACCTGTGCTATGACGACAGGCAGCAAAGAGTTCCTCCTCCGTGAAAGGGGTCAGGACAAACGCCATTAAAGCTTTAGCCCTTTTCAGGGTTTGCTCCCATGGTGTTAACTTGGACATGTGCAAGTCCCGCGGCGGCTCTATTGGGTCGACGTAGGCACGCATATGGGTATTGACCTCAGAAAACTTCTCAAAGGTCAGCCTCACCAGGTTATCCTGATCACTCTCCTCGCTGGCGTATTTTTTCATAAACTCAGCGAGTTGCCTTTTACGTAACAGCGTACGTGGGTCCTCTGAAGCCCCATACTCATGTGAGGGACTACCGAGATCTCGTTCCAAAGCCTTGGCGATTTGTGCTACAATCGCGTCAGGGTGAAAAGAGCGAACTGTCTTTCCTTTACGCCGTTTACCAGTCATTGGATAACTCCTATTTTGGCTGGAAGTGAACTATCTATCCCCCATCTTGGGGGAGCCGTGCGGAAAGGCTTGTTTAGCCTACCGCCAGATCATCGAACGCAGCACGGAAATCGCTGTTGTTGATGATCTGGGCTGCGAGCAGGAGCAACTCATCCCGTTCTGCGTCGGACGTTTCGATGTCCGTCGCCACGTTGATGCTGATGGTGTTAACCGTCAGATTGCCATTGTCAAGCACCATCGGGTACTTGACCATGACGACCGTGCGGGCCTGCGTGTAGCCGTTCGGCGCACCTTCCGAAACCTTGGGTTCCTTGACGGAGAAACTCACCTCCAATCGCTGGTTGAGCGGCACAGATGTGCCGTCGTCCAGAAAGAGTCGGTGAGCACCGTTTTGGACCCCGAGGGACCGTAGGGTGTTCGAAGTTCCACCGGTGTAAGTGGCAGCTGATGCTCCAAGGAGGAGCGTTTTGGCATCTAGGGACATTGCCGTTTCCCTTTAGTTGTATGACTTTAGGGCCGAAGGTTTTTATATACCAAGGCCAGTAGGTCAGCGATTGAGGTTGCATCCTTGATCAGCTCGCCCAGAGTTACGGGCGGGACGACGTCGGACACGGTAGGTTTCCAACTCTGGCGCTGCAGGGTAAAGGTTTCCCAAACAGCGTCATCGCCAGAAACTGCAATGGTATAGCCGGGATTGTTTTGGGAGGAATGTCTGACCGATGTTTTGGTTGACACCCTCTTAGTATACCACCCGTCTATGATCTCCACATTCGGATCAAGGAGGTTGGTCAGCGCTCGGATTGAATCCGAGAGATTCGCAACACGATCAACCATAAAACTGTAGGGAATAACAGCCCACACAGTCTCAGGTATATCCTTGACTCGAAATCCCCACTTGAAGGTAGCATCATTCACAGGGTTCTCCACCCTGTAGATGATACCGGCACGATACAAAATATTCCAGGCCTGCGACCGATGATACTCGTCGTAGATTGCACCTGTATAATAGTGCCGGGGTGAATCAACAGCTGTGTCTTTATCAGCTGCAAACCCACGAGCTGTCTGCCACTGTGGTATAGTCCACTCCTTGTTGAAGCCCTCTGCAATATCCATAGCAGAGCGCATTAGGGGACTGAAGGCGAAACGGTATTGGAGCCAGGCATCGCTGATAGCATCAGCGACACCGAAGCCCGAGCCGCGGCGCCTCAAGTAGGCCTTTTTGAAAGCCTTGGACAAGGTGGCAATACTGCCTAACGGATTGCGGAGAAACCGTAAGGTCTCCCGTATCTCAAAGGCATCCTCCATAAGGGCGTACGGTGACGCATCGATGTTGGCTAGCGCTTGAAGTTTTGCGCGACCCAACATGTCATAACTTTCAGTAGGGCTGATAGCCCCACCAACCAGGGCATTACTGACCTGGATTTGATAGAGGGTTTGTGACCCTCCCGATGCGTAGAAAGTATTTCCATAGCCTTCTGCAAGGTACGAACCGTAACCAGCAGACAGTTTCTGGACACCGTACGTGACAGGGTTGATAATGATTTCACCACTCTCGCTTCTCCTCTTGAAGTTAGGAGTCAGTACATCGTCCATGGCCTCAAAATGAGAAAAGAGGACCGTCTCAGCCGAGTTGTACACCTGCTCATTGAGCGTTTTGGTGTGCAGAGCGGTTGAGGTCGGAAATTCCCTCTCGCGATGGCGGTTCATGTGCATTCTCCCCTGTGTG